TCATGAACGGGTTCCAAGCGTGGTTCCAGCGGAACGGCTTTTCGCCCGACGCCGTGAGCGCTTGCCGAATAAGGGCGAGTTCCGACACGTCTTTCGACAACTGTGCGAAGCCCACAGTTTCGAGAGACGGCGCGCCGATCTCAACAGCAGTCAACACCAGGGCATTGAGCGTAATCCCCTCAGGAGGCTTGAAGCTCAAAGTGACGTCCGAACCTTCCAGCGTGAAATCTTCGTGAAGCACCGAGACCCCATTGAGGTTGAGGATCACGGCATTCTTCGAATTAGGCGTTGCGGGAAGCGTGAAGGTGTCGGTCTCGCCATCGCATTCGTACGAAGCAACAGCGGGATCGACCGTCGGCGTGGTAACTTCCTGCACCAGCTCGGCTAAGGCCTCCTGGACGTTCTTAGCGGAAATGCCATTGATCGGGTCGATGGCGAAGAACGCGGCCTTGGCCGCAACCGACACCCACCGGTCGTTGAGATACTGCAGGAGCATGCCCTGCGTGGCATCGGAAACATCGGTGTCTTCGAGACCCGCAAGCGTGCCTGAAACATTGGCGATGCTTTCCGCCAGCGATGTCAGCTCGTTTTGGAGACCATCGATATCCCCGATGACATGGCTGTGACCGGATGCGGCAAGACTTGGGAGTGCATCGTTGATCGACTTGATAAGGCCGTCGATTGTGTCGAAGCCAAGGATGATCCTGGCCATATCATACGGCAACTTGTTGTCGGGATGCGGCTTCGGAATGTCGAGGTGTTGGGTGGTTGCGTCGGTTGGCATCGGAACCTCTTAGTATCCGTAGGCGCGCAATCGCGCGATGGAAGGCCGCGCCGCCGGCGTGCCATTTAGAGTGACTTTCACGCGGCCGCCGTTGGGGGCGGAAAAGCCTGCAAGATTGAGCTTCGGTTCCGTCCAGCCACCGCCAAGGGCGCGGGCGCTCTCCTGGACAAGCGGCTGCCAATTGTCGTCGCCGGCATCGACAAAGATTGAAACCGTTGCCCCGGCCGGCTGCCAGCGATCGAACAGCGCTCGGAACCCGATCGGCCCATCGATTTTGAAGAACTTCGAGACATAGTCTGCCTGCTCCTGCACCTGCCCGCCGATGATCGTGGTGCCCGGCCAGAGAATTGGCGACAGATACTCAGTGCCATTCAGCACAGCGCGCAGGCTGATCGTCTCGGAGACATATTCATCGAACTCAATAGACTGCCCCGAAGCGAGTGGGATCACATCGCCATTGGCTCGCACCAGCTCATAGCGGAACCGGGTCTGATCGGATTGCAGTTCAATGGTGCCGCGCACGACCAAGTCGGTGATCGCCTCGATGTCGCCGTCATACAGATCAACCGTCTTTTCAACCGGGCTGAATTTGGCCGCGACGATGTCAATCATGAGATCGGTCTCGGGGTGCGCGACCCAAGTGGTGCGGTTGGACCCTGAGAACAGGTCGCCGTTGGTATAGGGCTGCGAGGACACCAACTGCTGGGTTTCGGGCACCACTTCGCCAAGCGTTGCGGTCTTGACGGCATGGTCCGCGTCGTCGGTCATGATGACAACGCAGTATTTTTCCGAAGCGCTGAGATAATGCGGCGCGTCCCATCGTGGGCTCACCTTGTCGCCGGGCTGTACGCCGGCCATCGGTATGAACGCGGTCGCCAGCACTTCGTTGGTCGGGTAGCCGTTCAGGGTCTTTGCCAGTTGGCATACCAACCCGTTGGCCGGATCGCCAACAACTGCGACCTCCACGTCGAAACCAAGCATCATGCAATCAACCGGTGGAACGAACGTCCAGGCAAGCGGATCGCCGTTCATGCCGCCTTCGCGGCCGGAGCCTTCACCGGCGCCACGGTTGTTGGAAACGTTCGTGACGTTGGTCACCCGGACAATATTGTTGGTTACGTTCACAACCGGCGGCGGCGCCGCCCTGGTTACCAGATTGACCCGGCGCATCACCTCGACAGTGATTTGGCCGGCCCCAACGAAGGACGCCTCTGCAAAGCCACCGGCCGCACCTTCCGCGCGGATCGAATGGGTGCCGGTCGGGACACGAGCCGGGATCTGAAATGTGCCATGAACATCGCCGTTGCCGCCAGCAACAAGCGGGCCTGCCGGCGTTACGTCCCGACCAGCGAACAGGAGCTTTTTCAGCTCCTCATTGGGAGCAAACCCTTCAATGGTGAAGTCGACATCGAGCTGTCGCAGGAACTCCGCTGCCCGCGTGGTCTGCCGGACTTCTTCCGTGATCGTGGTTCTCCCCGGCGACTGACCCGGTGCGGCGGTGAATTGGCGTGTGATGGACGAGGTCCATTGCGTTTCGGTCGACGTCCAAAAGTCGTTGTTCGGGTTGAGCGCCAGCAGGCCGGGCATCGGGTTAAAGTTGGCATACGGGTTGACCTTCATGGACCCGGTGGCGAGGGGCTGCGAGATGATCACTTCTTCGGTGTAATCGAGGACAGCAAGCGTGTTGATCGTCTCAACAAATTGCTCATAGACTGGAAGCTGCAAGACGCCCCGGTTGGCGGCCGCAGTCTGAACAACACCGTCGTCACGATAAAAATCAGTCCAGAAATCATCCGTGAGGATCCCATCGGCAGAGACCGCCGCCGCGTCCGGTACCGATTGCTCCATGATTGTACGGTTCATCTGATCGGCAAGCTTCACCGTCAACCGCAGATAGCCCCAAAGCTCATCGTAAGTTGGCACCCGCGTGCCGTTGTTGACGATCCCCGGCGCACCATCCCAAGTGTTTTGGATCTCGGCAATCTTCAAGTAACCCTCAGGCGGCTTCGGGGGCAGAGCGCCCTTGCGAGCGGATTGCCCTTTGACGAGGCTCGGGGTGCCATCGATGTCGAAAACAAGAATGTCCTTGCGCGGAATCATTGAGTTGTAGGTGAGCAATGCCGTTTCATCGGTAACACCGCCAGACAGCGTTACAGTAGTTGCGTCGAACGCATCCGGCGCGACTTGCTTGAAATACCGATAGGTGACGACATAGGTGCTGCCGGCGTCCGGTTCGTCACCAGCGGGAGCCCATGAAATATTGTCGCCGGACAGGGAATAGGTTGCGGGGTCAAACGTGGTCGCGGCCTGCGTGACGCTTATGATTTCGACAATCGACGCTTCCTGCAATTCATCAAGCCCGTTGGGCACAGGCCCGCGCGTCACGTTCTCGGAGATCTGCATGGTGACAACAGCCGAAACCACGTTCGCGATCGGCGGCCTTGCGACGGTCAGAACTGCGGTACCGGTGCCACCATCGGTGAAGGTCTTCGCCTCGGCCGAGACCAATTCGAGATCCGGATCTTGGGTCTGGAACAGAGTGAAAGCGGTTTCGCGCGTGCGGCGCCAACCCTGAATGTTCGCCGCGCCCGCGCCCACCGACAGGATCTGCCTGCCGTCGCCATCGTCTCCAAGCGCGCTGACTTCGCAGCCTTCAACGATGTAAGAGCCGCGCGCGCGGTCGTAGAGGGCATTTGTCGCAAGAGATCCATCAAATGCAGGCGGGGCGGTCTGATCAACCACCGTACCGTCGAGCAGCTTATAGACCTGAATGAACTGGCCTTCACCGCCATCGTTTAATAGTCCCCACTCAAGCGCCCGATTGGTTCGGTGGGCGCCCGGCTCACCTTCCGCATCAGTACCGGGGTGCAGGCCGACAAGAGACGCATCCTCCTCGTGGCCGATATAGGTGACAACCTGGCGCACGCCGACGATCACGTTGCCGGCAATGGGAACATCATCAAACTGTGCAGCGGCGACGGACAGCACGTGACCGTCAACATATATACGACCCGCCTGCAGAATGATGCTGGCGGTCGTTGGGATAGCGTTCGGGTCTTCCGGATCGATGTCGAATGCGACCTTGATTTCCGCACCGCTTTTCCGGTTGCCGTTACCGGCCACCAAATCTCCGATCGCCCGGATGCGGCGGCCGGTTAGCCCTTGCAGTTCGTTGAGTTCCGCGCCCTGGATGAAACGATCCTCGGAAAAGACAAGTTCAGTCCGGTTGCTCGGTGCGCTCAGCGTTCTGTCATATGCTGCGTCGATGCCCGACTCGTGTTCGTAAGCCATCAATCAGAACCTCAAGAAAAATTGGACGTATTCACGGACTGTCTCGCCAAAAAGGATCGAGATCGGCTGAGACGCGATCTCAACGCCTCCGGTCAGGCCGGCCGGCCCCAACCAGAGTTGGCCGGGTTTCGACTGATCGGTGGCATCAGCGCCGAAAACGATGGAAACAGCGGCGGCTTCTGAGCCGTAGCCGTCACCGAACCCGGTGCGGGCAAAGACATGCACACCTAGTGGGTTCACAAGGCTTGGTTCGAAAAAGTCGGCCCCGAACACATACCCGGTCAGGCCCTGTTCAACGCCTCGGCACACTGCGCGGCGATAGCCGATAGTTTGATTGCCGGCGCCGGCAAAACGAAGCCAGCAGGGCTGAGACTCCATACCGGCCGCCAACGAAACCCGACGCGCGCGCTCTGTATCGTCAGACCAGAAGATGTCAGCGGTTGCCCATTCGAAGTCCATATCGATCCAGAACGGGCTTGCAATTTCCGGTATCCAGATGCCAAGAGCCGTCAGGTCTGCTTCAGTCAGATCGTAAGAGTATCGATAGGCCCGGCCGAAAGACCACTTCGGCCCTTTGCCATCAATCCGAACGCCGCTGTCATCCCCCAAAATCGAGCCGCTTAACCGGGTCCGAGCCCCCTCGGCAGCCGGCACATCGTAGCCATGGACGCCACGGCGGAATACTGACCGCTCTGGGATACTGAGATCAACGATGCCGGCGATCTTGGGAAGATCGCCACGCTCATCCCGAACCCGGTCCAGATCGATCTGAAAATCAGCCCATGCTAGGCGCCGCGCGGGCGGGTCCTGGATTGCGCCCGAATAGCCCACCATGTCGAGACCTTGCGCAACCGCGGAATGGGTGCCACGTACCCGTGCCCAGGGAAGCCCGCGCGCTAGGACCTCGGCATAGCTGGAGAGATAGGGGACCAGAACGGCGAGGCCGTATTCATCGACCAGGAAGGGGCGGAGATCCGGAGGCTGCCGACTGAACTTCCAGCCGGAGATGTACTCGACCCCAGGCACAAGGTCGGGCATGAGGTATGTGGCATTCGCCAGCGCAACGTGTTTTGGGCTGATATTGTCGGGCAGAAGGTCAGCGCTCATCGGCCGCGTCCCCCGTCAATGACCGTCACCGTGCCGATCGCAATCGCTTCATTCGACCCGGCGACCACATCGTCGGCCGGAAGTTGGACCGTGACGTTGGAGACCCCCGGCAGCATGGCCTTTGCCGTGACCCATGCGCGGGTCAGATCAAGCCCGAGCAAATCGGTTTCAGCATCACGAGCGGCAACAAGGTGAGCTTCAAGCCCCTGCAGGAGAGACGCCGGCGCATCCGGTGACAGGGTGACAGTGATCGTTACATCCACGATCTGGCGAACAGCGGACATGACGTTGTAGCGGTCAGACACAAGCAGGACGCCGGGAGCTTCAAGGGCCGTTTGAACGATGTTTAAAAGGCTCTGGCTGGCGTTGCCGCCGATCTCGGTAGAGAGCACCGCAACGTTTACGGTCGGGTCGCGGCCTACGCGCCACGTCGCAATGTCTCGAACGCGGAGATCCGCGCCCATGGCAACGCTTTTGAAGCGTTCCTTAGTGCCGCCAACGGACCCGCCGAACGTTGCAAGCTGGATACGCACTCTGAGCCGGGCGTCTTCTTCGCCGGGGAGTCTGGCCAGATTGTAAAAGCTCGCGAGGTGATCCAGGTCCGAACCGGTAGAGAATTTCAGTATCTGATTGCGGGCCGCCTCATTCACGTAAGACGTGAACAGCATGGCGTAAAACGCCGCCAGCTCCACCTGGATCATTGCCGGGTCGCTTGAGACATTCGCGTCCCAGGTAATGCCCACCGCCTCGCTTTCAGCAACCATTCTGTCGGTCATTTTCTGAAGCCACTCGTCATAGTCGATCGACTTCAGGACTTCGGGTTCGGGCAGAGCGTCAAGATCGATCATGCGGCCTCCCGGTAAAGCTTGAGGGGAG